CCCAAAAATAGCCCCGGGGGGACTTTTTCTACAAACAATCCTATTCCGTCCGGGGTTAAACCACGGCAAAAGCAAGCTCGAAGAGAATGAAACCAGTCAAGTACTCAAAAGAACTTTTGGAAGGGGAACAAATGAAGCCCACTTTTATCGTGGGACTGGTGGTGATGCTGCTTATCGTAGCAGGAATTGCCGGAGCGGCCAGTAATGACCAGGGAAGAAGACTCGCTGGTCCTTTCTGTGTAGGCAAACCGTTCTTGAAGCCGGTCGATGGTACTCGAGTTACTGGAACACCCGTTTTCAAGATCAGTGTATTGCGCGCTGGTGTCGTTCGATCCGTGGCAAGGACACAGCCATGTCGTTCGTGGGAAAATCGCAAGCTCGGCCTTGCAGTTCCCGACATCGATAATTTCCCGCCGGGTCCGGCTGGTCCGAAAGGTGATACTGGCGCTGCAGGTCCACAAGGTCCTGCCGGAGCTACTGGTGCAACTGGCGCCGTAGGTCCTCAGGGTCCTGCCGGTCCTGCTGGTCCTCCTGGTTCCGGTAATGGTAAGGGGGAAAAGGGCGACAAAGGTGACAAGGGAGAGAAGGGGGATACTGGAGCAACTGGGCCCGCCGGTCCTGCTGGTCCTCCTGGTCCTGCTGGGAAAGACGGAAAAGATGGACTCGGCAATGGTTATATTCTAGCATGTGTCAGCAAAGGCGGAAGCCTACAGCTAGATGTTAACGGGAAGCCCTGCGACAACGAAGGGCATTTGCCGATCAAGCTTGTAATCGTTAAGTGAGAAAGTGAAAGGAGGTCGCGTGCCAGCTAGGCGAAGAAGCTCAGAACCCGGTCAATCTCGCCGCAAACCCGCGACTACTCCTGAAGGTCGTGAGAACGAGATGGTTTCTGCAGCTATCGATCTCGCCGAGAAACAAATTCGTAGTGGTACTGCTTCGTCGCAGGTAATCACACACTTCTTGAAGCTGGGCTCGACTCGAGAACGTCTTGAGCAGCAGCGACTTGAACATGAGAACGAATTGACTCGCGTAAAGATCGAAGCACTCGAAGGACAGAAGCGAGTAGAAGAGCTATACATGGAAGCTCTCTCCGCAATGCGCTCATATGCTGGCGATCTACCTCTTGCCGACCCTGATGTCGAAGAATAGAACCTATATTGAGCTTCGTCGACTGGAAACATTCGAAGAGCGTTATCATTACCTTTCACTGAAAGGAGTTCTAGGAGAAACGACATTTGGCTTTGACAGATGGATGAACCAGCGTTTTTACCAGTCTCAAGAGTGGAAATCAGTTAGAAATCACGTTATAGTTCGTGATAATGGGTGCGATCTAGGCGTCCCAGGATACGAAATTCATTCAGGTTTGTTAGTTCACCACATGAATCCGTTATCGGTAGACGATCTCAAACATGGCGAAGATTGGATTATCGATCCAAATTTTCTCATAACTACATCGTTACAAACTCATAATGCGATTCATTACGGTAATGAAAGCCTATTACCTAGAGGTCCAATTACGAGAAAGTTCGGCGACACAGCACTCTGGTAAAGAAATGAGGTCATATGAATGGTCATGAGATTGCCCTATGGTCTGGTGTGGCCGCATTCTTCGCAAGTCTGCTCGCAGTTGGAATCTTCGACATTATCAATCCTGATCAGATCTGGGAGTACGTTGGCGCTTTGCTCGTAGCCTTTATTACTGCAGGATCGGTCTATGCAAAACAGCGATTGGACGATGCCAAGAAGGCACAAGACGGAACAACGTATCAGAAACCCGAACAAGGAGACTGAAATGACCACGCCGACAACTCCACCGCCCGTCCCAGCACCACCAGTCGTCGATCCGAACCAGCCGCTCGATCCGAATCAGCCCGGATACGATCCGAACGCTCCGGCAGAGACGGAAGAGGATCGTCGCAGGCGCGAGGAAGAGGGCGACGGAGAGAAGTACGACGGCGGAGAGATCCCGCAGGTCGAGCCTGATCGGGATGACGATGCATTTCCTAATGTGGACACTCCGAACGAGTGACCTAAACTAGAAAAGTGGGTGAAGTAGATGGAACAGAGTATCCTTAATAGTACGAAGAAAATTTTGGGGATTGCTGAAGATTATACTGTGTTTGATCTTGATATCATCACGCATATTAATACCGCATTCTCTACTCTCACCCAGTTGGGGGTCGGGCCTGCTCAAGGTTTCATGATTGAAGATGCAACCGAAGTTTGGACCGATTTCATCGCAGACGATCTTCAGTACAACTCAGTCAAGTCGTATGTTTTCCTCAAGGTTCGACAGCTGTTTGATCCTCCCTCGACGTCATATCTCATTGCAGCAACCGAGAAACAGATCGAAGAGCTCGAGTGGCGGCTGAATGTGCATCGAGAGGAGGACGGATGGGTTGATCCTAACCCGCCGGATTATTTCATTGAAGACATCTATCAAGGCACGATTGTGGAGGTTAGGAATGGAAAACGAAAGTGGGTCGGAGGAACAGGGCCGTAGCCCCGAGAGGGAAACCGACCAGGAGATCAAGGATCGTCAGAACGCCGAGCTCGATCAGGAGCGCACAGAGAGAGCAGAGCGTCTGGGCCATGACATTCGGCGGGAAGAGAAGCGGACCGAAGAGGTTCGTACGGAAAGTTCTTCCCAGGTCGATCCTGCAGATGATGACGACGAGTCCGAGTCAGATTCTGAATCGAACTAGGAGGAACGATGTCCTCCTCCGAAGTCGTACAGGACATTCTTGCTCATCACGGCGTCAAGGGAATGCGCTGGGGTGTTCGTCGAAGTAGATCCTCGAGCGTCACAGTCTCTGAAAAGGGCAAGAGGATCAAAACTTCTGGAGGACACGGTCGTCCTGCACATCCCGATGCTGTTCGTGTTCGTACGATCGGGCAAGTAGGAAAGAAAAGCGGACTGAAAGCGCTGTCGAACGAGGAACTGCAGGCGTATAATCAACGTCTGAACTTGGAGCAGCAGACAAAGCGTCTCAGCTATAACGACAAGAGCCCACCTAAGAAGTTCATTCTTACACTTCTTGGACAAACTGGGAAACAGCAAGCCAATGAGGCGGCTAACACTGTTGCGTCTGCCCAAGTCAAAAAGCTACTTGCGAAAGCAGCCTAAGAAAGGGGGTTAGCGTTGGGCCTGTCTAATACTGCGACACCGATCTACTACAGTCGGTTTCGTGAGGCAGTTCTTCGAGGGGATTTTCCAGTAAATCGTGAAATCTCTCAGGAGATGAATCGAATTGATTCGCTCATCGCTAACCCCAACATTTACTACGACGACGAGGCGGTTGAGGGATTCATTCGGTACTGCGAAGGTGAGTTAACTCTAACCGATGGATCCGATCTTCATCTACTCGAGTCGTTCAAACTTTGGGCAGAACAGATCTTCGGCTGGTACTACTTTGTGGAGCGCAGCGTCTATGTTCCCACGAAGGACGACCATGGCGGGCATTATGAGAAACGAACGATCAAGAAACGTCTAACCCTTAAGCAGTATCTAATAGTTGCTCGTGGTGCAGCCAAGTCGATGTATGCGTCGGTCATTCAGAATTACTTCTTGAATGTAGATACGTCGACCACTCATCAGGTTACCACAGCGCCGACGATGAAGCAAGCCGACGAGGTCATGTCGCCGTGTCGCACAGCTATCACGCGCGCGCGCGGACCTCTCTTCAAGTTTCTCACAGAAGGATCTCTTCAGAACACAACCGGCTCACGAGCCAATCGTGTCAAGTTGGCAGCGACGAAGAAAGGGATCGAGAACTTTCTCACTGGCTCGCTGCTGGAAGTTCGTCCGATGGCCATTAACAAGTTGCAGGGTCTTCGCCCTAAGATCTCTACAATCGACGAGTGGCTGTCGGGCGATCTAAGAGAAGACGTAGTTGGCGCTGTAGAGCAAGGCGCATCGAAACTCGAGGACTATTTGATCGTCGCTATCAGCTCAGAAGGAACGGTCCGAGCTGGTTCCGGTGATACCATCAAAATGGAGCTTGCTGACATCCTTAAGGGCGAGTACTACGCACCGCATGTTTCGATCTGGCATTACAAACTCGACGAGGTCGAGGAAGTTGCCGATCCAGCGATGTGGGTGAAGGCAAATCCAAACCTAGGACTGACGGTTTCCTATGAAACGTATCAGCTTGACGTGGAACGGGCCGAGAAAGCACCAGCATCTCGAAATGACATTCTCGCGAAGCGCTTTGGGATTCCAATGGAGGGCTACACGTACTTCTTCACGTACGAAGAGACCCTACCACATCGTCGCCGAGAATTCTGGCAGATGCCTTGTTCTCTTGGAGCAGATCTCTCGCAAGGCGATGACTTCTGCGCGTTCACGTTCCTATTCCCGCTAGGATACGAGAAGTATGGAGTAAAGACTCGAAGTTACATTACCGAACTCACGTTGATGAAGCTTCCTGCCGCTATGCGGATGAAGTACGAGGAGTTTATCAACGAGGGAAGTCTTCATGTCATGCCTGGGAACATTCTCGACATGATGCAAGTGTATGAAGACTTGGATCAGTTCATCCTAACCTCCGAGTACGACGTTCGAACTCTCGGCTACGATCCATACAATGCCAAGGAGTTCGTTGCTCGTTGGGAAGCAGAGAATGGACCCTTCGGTATCGAGAAGATCATCCAGGGAGCCAAGACAGAGTCGGTTCCTCTGGGTGAGATCAAGATCATGAGTGAAGAGCGGCTTCTAATCTTCGATCAATCTCTGATGTCGTTTGCCATGGGTAACGCAATCACTCTGGAAGATACCAATGGCAATCGGAAGCTCTTGAAGAAGCGTCAGGATGAGAAGATCGATAATGTTGCCGCACTTATGGACGCCTGGATTGCATATAAGTTGAATAAGGAGGCGTTTGAATGAATGATAGAACTGGCATTAATCTGCCTGGTGTAGCACAGATCGTAATCGCAGTCGTTCTCGTGATTGCGCTCTTTCACGGATGGGGCTGAGATTAAGTTAGCCTAAGAGGAAGGAGGTGAGATATGACGCGACTTGGCACGGCGTTGAGACACGCCTGGAATGTATTTACCAATCAGAACGTAGCTGATAAGACTCGTCCATACACCGAATATTATGGAGCTAGTTACGGAACGAGACCGGACCGCGTAAGACTTCGGATTCCCAATGAGCGCTCAATTATCTCCTCGATTTATACGCGCCTAAGTATCGATGTAGCATCCGTTGATATGCGTCACGTACGACTGGATGACGAAAAGAGATACGTTGAAGATCTAGATACTGGTCTTAATAGCTGTTTGACAGTTGAGGCCAATATCGATCAAGCTGCTCGGGCTTTTCGACAAGACATTGCAATGACACTTTTTGATAGAGGTGCTGCTGCTCTCGTTCCTGTTGACACATCCATTAACCCCCTGGAAACTGGTGGATACGACATCCTGACACTTCGTGTTGGTGAGATCGTGCAGTGGTATCCGCAACACGTGCGCGTGAATGTGTACAACGAGAAGATAGCGGCTCGAGAAGAGATCACTCTACACAAATCGGTCGTAGCAATTGTCGAGAATCCATTGTATTCGGTAATGAATGAGCCGAACTCGACTCTACAACGCCTTCTTAATAAGCTCAATATGTTGGATGTCATCGATCAACAGTTGGCTTCAGGAAAACTCGATCTCATCATTCAGCTGCCGTATGTTATCAAGTCTGAAGCTCGTAGACAGCAGGCAGAACAGCGTCGTGCAGACATCGAGTTTCAGTTGAAGGGTAGTCAGTACGGTATCGCCTATACGGACGGAACAGAGAAGATCACTCAGCTGAACCGTCCGGCCGAGAATAATCTCATGGCCCAGATCGAATACTTGACGGCCATGCTCTATGGTCAACTCGGTTTGACCGAGGAGGTTATGAACGGTACGGCAGACGAGAAAGCTATGCTGAACTATTGGAATCGTACGATCGAACCAGTTCTCAGTGCCATGGTTGAATCCATGCGACGCACATTCTTGACCAAAACTGCGCGAACTCAAAAACAGGATGTTAAGTTCTTCCGGGATCCGTTCCGCTTGGTCCCGATCGATAACATCGCTGAGATTGCCGACAAATTTACGCGCAACGAGATTATGACGTCGAATGAGATGCGACAGGTCGTTGGTCTGGCTCCGCACAAGGATCCCAAGGCAGACAAGCTTATCAACAGCAACATGCCCGCGGCTAATCCTGACCGAACGGCATCTAATGGAGCAGCTTCTAATGGGAAGACTCCTATGCTTGATCTAGCATCTATTCAAGACCCAAGATTCAGGAAGGAAGTTCAAAATGGGAGCAGAGGCTAAGCCTGACTTTAGCGGCTATGCCACGAAAGCTGGACTTAAGTGCTCCGACGGTCGGACAATTATGCCAGATGCTTTCAAGCATCAGGATAAGGAAACTGTTCCGTTGGTTTGGCAGCACGCTCACAACGAGCCCAGCAACGTGCTCGGTTATGCAACGCTTGAACATCGTGATGATGGTGTTTACGCCTACGGTTTCTTCAATGATACCGATGCGGCAAAGAATGCCAAGACTCTAGTGGAGCACGGAGACATCAAGTCGTTGTCAATCTTTGCCAATCAGCTTACGGAGAAGTCCAAGCAGGTTCTTCACGGATTCATCCGCGAGCTGAGTCTCGTTCTGTCGGGAGCCAATCCTGGCGCACTTATCGACAACATTACTTTGGCCCATGGCGATGGGGAAATGGTTACGCTCGAAGATGAGGCAATTATCTATACCGGTCTGGAACTTCATCACGCAGAAGATGGTTCGGAGGAAGATGTCGAGCATTCTGCCGAGGATCCGACGGTTCAGGAGATCTACGACTCGATGAGTCCGGAGCAGCAGGATGTAGTTGCCTACATGGTCAGCACCGCGCTCGAGGCTGCAGGCAAGACTCTTGCTCAGTCAAGTGACAAGAAGGACGATGCGGAAGTCGACGACTCTGCACTAGTTCATGCTGATGACCACAAAGATGATGAGGAAGGAAAGCGAATGACTCGTAATGTCTTCGAGCAGCAGAACGGAGGCGAAAAGGAAGAGAAGCACGTCCTCACGCATGACGCGATCAAGGGTATCGTTGCTGATGCTCAGAAGATGGGATCGCTGAAGGAAGCCGTCGAGGCGTATGCGCTCCAGCACGGTATCGATAACATCGATATTCTCTTCCCCGACGCTCGTAATGTCACCGATACTCCGGAGTTCGACCAACGGCGTGTCGAGTGGGTTTCCAGCGTGATCAACGGTACCAAGCACTCGCCGTTCTCCCGCATCAAGTCGGTCGTGGCTGACATCACGTTCGACGAGGCCCGCGCCAAGGGTTACATCAAGGGTAACCTGAAGAAGGAAGAGTTCTTCGGCGTTTCGAAGCGTGTCACGACCCCGAGCACGATCTACAAGAAGCAGAAGCTGGATCGTGACGACATCATCGACATCACGGACTTCGATGTCGTGCAGTGGCTCAAGGCCGAGATGCGTCTCATGCTCGACGAAGAGCTCGCGCGCGCAGTACTCATCGGAGATGGTCGCGATGTCGCCGATGACGACAAGATCCGTGATCCGATGGGTGCCGCTGAAGGTGCTGGTATCCGTTCGATCCTTCATGAGCACGACCTCTATGCAGCAACCGTAACGGTCGACGACGCTGCTCTTCCGGTGGACGTTGTCGATGCGATCATCGGTGCTACCGGCTTCTACAAGGGATCAGGTTCTCCAACATTCTATACCACCCTGCCGACCCTCACGTCACTGCTTCTTTCCCGGAATCCCCAGACGGGGAACCGGTATTGGAGAACCGCCGCGGAGCTCGCTTCCGAGATGGGCGTTTCGAGCGTTCAGGTGGTCGAAGTCATGGAGGAAGAGCCGGACCTGATCGGCATCATCGTCAATCTGAAGGACTACACGATCGGTGCAGACAAGGGCGGAGACGTCAACTTCTTCGACGACTTCGACATCGACTACAACCAGTACAAGTACTTGCTGGAAACTCGGGTCTCGGGCGCGCTGACGAAGATCCGTTCTGCAGTCAACGTCAAGCGGGCGTCGGCTGGTGGTACTCTTGCCACTCCGGTTGCACCCACCTACGATGAGGCAACTCACAAGGTGACGGTTCCGACCACGGCTGGTGTCACCTACAAGAACAAGGCTACGGGCGCCACGCTCACCACAGCAGCACCGGTGACGCTCACTGCTGGTCAGTCGCTTACGGTCGAGGCCACTCCGGCATCGGGTTCGACGTACTTCGCGAACAATGTCGAGGATCAGTGGACCTACGAGTACCGGGCATAAGGTAGGTCTCCCATGGCAAGGTACTTTGGTCGTGTTGGGTATGGTGAAACCGTAGAACATGCGCCGGGTGTGTGGGAAGATGAGATCGTAGAACATTTGTATTACGGAGACGTCATTCGTAATGCAAGGAATCTCCGTGAAGGAGAGAATCTCAATTTTGATCTCAGCGTCCAAAATTCAATCAGCATTGTAGCCGATGCATATGCCAACGATCACTTCTTTGCCATTCGCTATGTAGAATGGGCGGGGGTTTTGTGGACAGTCACGAGTGTTGAAGTCCAGAGCCCTCGCCTAATTCTTCGTTTGGGGGAGGTGTACAATGGCCCCACGTACGAGGCTCCAGTCACTCCTTGAATCATTCACACCAAACGTGTATTTTCAGCCGCCGACTAATGCGCAGATAAAGTATCCCTGCATTGTCTACAAGAGAGACTTTGCGGACAAGAAATTTGCGGATGATAATACATACGATTACATGATCCGATACGCAATTACGGTCATTGATCAAGATCCTGATAGTGACATTCCAAGTAAAGTGGCGATGTTGCCTTTATGTCTATTCAATCGACATTATACGGTCGACAATCTAAACCACGACGTTTTCAACGTGTACTACTAAGGAAAGGAAGAAAATGGCCCCTTTGACTTGGGACCAGGTCGGCGAAAAGATCTATGAGACCGGTGTAGATCGTGGAGTTCTGTACCTCCCAGACGTTGCGGGTGTGTACAACACAGGTTTCGCTTGGAATGGTCTCACGACCGTTACTGAGTCGCCGTCCGGTGCTGAACCTACTGCACAGTACGCTGACAACATCAAGTACCTGAACCTGATTTCTGCCGAAGAGTTCGGCGCAACCATCGAGGCGTTCACGTATCCGGAAGAGTTTGGCCAGTGCGACGGCACGGCTCTTCCTGCGCCTGGTGTCGCCGTTGGACAGCAGGGTCGGAAGACGTTCGGGCTGAGCTACAGAACGCGGGTTGGTAACGACGTCGACGGAACGGACTACGGCTACAAGCTGCACCTCATCTATGGTTGCCAGGCAGCTCCGTCGGAGAAGGCGTACGCAACGATCAATGACTCGCCGGAGGCAATCTCATTCAGTTGGGATGTTACGACGTCTCCAGTTCCGGTCACTGATTACAAGCCGACCTCCCTGATCGTGGTTGACTCTACGGTGGTGGATCCGACTGACCTCGCATCTCTCGAAGCGCTGCTCTATGGCGCCGGAATCGTCGAGGCAGCTCTTCCTACCCCGGATGCAGTCATCGCGCTGTTTGCTGGACCGTAATTAATAGACAGGAGACTGGAGAATGCTTACGATTGTTGTTCCAGGCGTCGAAATGTTTGACGAACAGTCGCAAGAATTCGTTACTAGAGATGATGTAACTTTAGAGCTCGAGCATTCTCTGGTCTCACTGTCAAAATGGGAGCAATTGTACGAAAAGCCTTTCTTGGGTAAGGACGAAAAGTCTACCGAAGAAGTCCTTGGCTACGTAAAGTGCATGACGTTGACGCCGGATGTTCCCGATGAGGTCTATACCAAACTCTCGGAAGAGAACATCGACAAAATCAATAAATATCTTGACGCTAAGATGAGTGCCACATGGTTCAATGAAGCTCCTGGGGCTCCTCCCAGTCGAGATGTTATTACGTCCGAGCTCGTTTACTATTGGATGATAACCTTTCAGATTCCATTCGAATGTGAAAATTGGCATCTTAACCGTCTCTTTACTTTGATTCGCGTCTGCAACGTCAAGCAGGCAAAGCCCAAGAAGATCAGTCGT